CCGCCCCCGTTGTAGCTGAGACTCTCACGAAGCGGAACGCCGTTCACATCAATCAGGACAGGCGTTCGTTTCATAACCTCACTCCCAGCGGACGACGGCGACGCCGGGTTGTCCCCAGTACCGACTCCGCATCATTGATCGCCCGGTTAAGCTCATCCAGAGAAGCCGCCGTATATTCAATTCTGCGACCATCTTTCTGGACAGACACCACCCGTTTACCGGTTAATAAATCAAGGCGCGCCTGACGCAGCGCCTGCAGTTCAGCGACTGTAACCATTCACTCCTCCGGACAGCTTCGCTGCCAGTTCTTTCAGGGTTGGCCGGGTCGTCTCTTCTTCCCGGGATTTTGCCAGTACAGCCAGATCAAGCTGCCAGCGTTGCACGGACACACGTAATGCCGCGTAGGCATACACCAGGCAGTCCAGCGCTTCGTTACGCCGCTTTTTGTTATCCCACAGCAGACGCATCTTTCCTTTTTCCCACTTCTCCACCAGCTCTTCCGCCACCAGTTGCTGCGCCTCTGTCTGCGAAAAAATCTCCGGATCATCAGGAAAACGGATGGCATACGACGTGGCTTCATCCGCAGGCGAGGGATCGGCTTTCATACGGGCATAGAGAATTTCTTTTGCGGTGTCCGTTCCCACTTCACACAGATACACGCCCCGCTGATTGCGGGTTTTTGGCATGGTGATCACCGGCTTGCCATAGACAGATGCGCCTTTTACCGGCAGCACCCGGAAAACACCGTGTTTTTTTGATCTCTGATAAACAATTTCACCATCGATCCCCCCGGTGTCCCAGCAGACACGGGAAATAGTCATTTCGGTGCCATCCGCATGGCGGTATTTTTTGTTGATCGCCGCATCCACACGTAACAGCGTCTCTTCCTCATCAGGACGCCCCATAATGATGATTTTATCCACCAGAAAGGCTTCCTCTCCCGGAGCCCATCCCCAGACATACATCTCAAAACGGTTTCGCTGCGAGTCAATGCCCGCCGTCAGATAAACCACCCGGGCAGGCACCGCCGCCGTGTAACGCACCACCTTATCCATCAGTACCTGGTGATCGAGTTTTTCGCCCACGGCCTCTTCCCAGGTCTCGCCCAGCGTGGTGTTCACAAAGGTTTTCAGGCCGTTGGGATCTTTCAGTGCATCCAGCCAGTCATAGACAATCTGTACCCAGGTGGTGAACGGACTGTACGCCGTCCAGATATGGAACGTGATGGAGCGCGGCGGCGGAATTTCATCACCCCGGGCGCTGAAAAACGTCAGACCGTCACGGGTCCACATGCCCGTGTTTTCACAGATCCACCGCCCGTTGCTCTGGTCCAGTTCAGACTGATGGATCACGCAGCCATGATGTTCACAGAGGTAGAAAACACTTTCAGGGCTGTCCTTCTCCCATTTAAGCCCAAAAGGCGTGGACTCATCGCCAAATTTCAGATACTGCTCCTCCCCACAGTGCGGGCAGGGCACATAAAAACGCATAAAATGCGCCGACTCGTTAGCGGCTTTTTCGATCTGGCAGGTGCCTTTGATTTTAGGCGTCGAGCCGCGAATGGATTTTGGCCACACCGACCCCTCAATACGCTTATCCCCCAGCAGGGTTGGCGAGCCCTCTTTTTCGACATCCGGCTCGAACGAGGAAAGTTCGTCATAGCAGACCACGTCCACGGATTTTTCACGGTAGTTTTTGGCGGCAGCGCCGCCCAGGCACCAGAAACCGACGCCCGATGAAAAGCGTTTCAGCGTGAGAGTATTGTCACGATGTTTACGACCCAGCCATGGGGAAAGGTCTTTCAGGCATGGCACGTTCCGAATCGTCGCCTCCACGTGAGACTTCATAAAATCTTCAGCGGCAGAATCCGTGGGCTGAAAAAGCAGACTGTTTCGGGATTTATGCTCAATAAAATACCCGACCACCCCCAGCAACATCTTTGTATAGCCAACACGGGCAGATTTAATCAGGTTAACCGTGCGAACCTGGTCGTTACCCATACAGTTCATAATGGCGATCTGGAATGGCAGCGTTTTCCATTCTCCCTCACCATATGAAGATTCTTTAGGCAGATAATAATTTTGATCAGCCCATTCAACTGCCGTCATTGGTACAACCCTGACCAGAGGCTGCAGCGCAACCGAAACGGCAGCCATCATATTATTCAGTTGTTGCTCTGATATATTCATCGAGTAAATCCGGTAATTTATCCCCTGCCCGCGCACACTGATTTGCCCCCTTCGCAATAAGGGTTTTCAGATGGTCAAGATGGCGCGGTGTTAAATCAGGAAACTGTCGCTGCATGGATAAAGGGATGGAATCAAGCGTACTGGATAACGCCATTGCCAGCTTACTGAGGGCAAAAATACAGAACCCGGTGTCAATAAGTTTTCCTTTTGACACCTCATTTTTTAACTGCTGTGTAACAGCCTGTTCTGCTGTCAGTTCCCATCTGGCAATAAGCAATTTCTCCTCATAGTCGTCTTCGCTATCGCCATCAGGCACATCGTTTTTACTTCTCCTCAGATACGATATGTAAAAATCGCGCCAGGCATCCAGATCCAGTTGCCCTCGCTTATTCGATATCGGGGCACCCGGCAATTTCTGCAATCTGCGAAGCTGGCGATCGGTCAGACTTAAATGCCTGGCAACTTCAGTCTGCGTAGCCACCCCTCACCTCGCAAAAACTCTCACCTCACAATCACAACAAAACCGGTCATGTCCGGTTTACATGTCTGTTTTTTGTTCATGTCCGGTTCACAGAAGACCTGTTTTTATATTTTTCATATAGTTAACTTGAAGAGAAACCGGACATGGATCCCGGAAAATTTTCATAAATAGCGAAAACCCGCGAGGTCGCCGCCCCGTAACCTGTCGGATCGCCGGAAAGGACCCACGAAAATGATAATAATTATCATCTACATGAGGTTTATCACGACATGTGTGTACGCCATCAAACCACGAGAAATAATCAATTATTACGCAGGTATCGTATTAATTGATCTGCATCAAATTAGCGTAAAAGCAACTTCAGATAATACAAATCAGCAACACTGAATACGGGGCAACATTATGTCATCAAAGAACAGAACCCGCAGAACAACAACCCGCAACATCCGATTTCCAAACCAGATAATTGAACAAATTAACATCGCTCTTGACCTGAAAGGTTCAGGTAATTTTTCAGCGTGGGTTATTGAAGCCTGCAGAAGAAGATTAATTAATGAAAAATATTCTCAATTTGTACCCAACAAAGACAAACACGACCAGAGCACCTGTTCAGACAGGTTTACTTAAACGACTTATATATGACACAAAAAGCGACCACTAAAGTCGCTTTTTCTTATGGTAACAGGCAATAACTCTCTCAGATATTTTTTAGCATTTTTTTGACCGCGCGTTTCCGGACGTATTCTGTTCTCCTGTCCCTTTATATCGTCGGAATACCCGCCGCTCTTCAAATCCCATTCCCAACTCAGAATGTAGTCTGTTGACCGCTTGTTTTATTTCGGTCAGGTTCACCGGTGAAACCGGAGTCCGGCGCGCCTTACGCAAACACTCTGCTCGTTTCTGTGCCGCCACTTTTCTTTTCTGGTCATCACTTAGCTGTACCATCACTTTTGCCCATCGTTCAGCTGCTCTCCGGTACAGTCCTTTTTTCTCCAGACATTCTGCCACGTGATCATGTAGCATAAGTGACCTCCGATTATCTACAGACTGCCATCCTGAATTTACCTTCCCTTAATGAAATAACAATAAAAAACAAACCACGCAAAAACAATAAAACAACACACAAAAAAACTAAATAATAAACAAAAATAATCACCTTATTTTATTATTTTTTGAGGGAGCAATTACTGAACAAAAAACGCTGACTATATACTCAAAACCAAACAACTATTCTGCCAATCAGGTATCATGGCAACACACGGAATTACCGTGTTTTTGCCTTCTCTGCCCATACAATACGGGCATATACTTCATTCTCTATTGTAATATTTCTATCCATGTGCCCCACTCCATTTACCTGTAAATAATATTCAAAATATTTATCACAGAAATCGTTTTTGGCCATGAACTGAGCACACTATAAAGTCCGGAACTGACTCTTTGTTAAATTACCTTAACGTTACCAGTAACACCTTCATAACAAAACATCACGGTATACACTGGGTACGGATATATTCCTGTGCTCCTTCCAGTTGCTTCTGCATTGCCATCAGCCGTTCTCTGAGGATGAAATAATCCCGTTCAGCGGTGTCTGCCAGTCGGGGGCCGGTTGCATTATCCACGCCGGAGGTGCCGGTGGCTTCACGCACGGTACCGGAGCAGGTGGCGTTGATCCGCAGGCGCTTACGACCAGCGGCAACATCAGCACGCAGAGTTTCATTTTCAGCTCTCGCATCGGCTAATTCCCTCGAGTATCTGGCATCAAGTGCAGCGACATCACGCTGACGCATCTGCATGTCAGTAATTGCCGCGTTCGCCAGCTTCAGTTCTCTGACATTTTTGTCGCGCTGGGCTTTGTAGGTAATGGCGTTATCACGGTAATGATTCAGCCCCAGACTAAGCGCACCACAGGCCACCAGCAGGGCAATGATGACCACGCACAGTACGCGGTTCATTTCACCACCAGCGTATCTGACCGATGAAATAACCGGAGGCCATAATCACAAACACCAGCCAGATAAGAATGAACTTCCAGGTGGATAATTTTTCAGCCATCACTCGAATCTCCCGAATCAGTTTGCTAAAATCAAACACACTTTCTCCTTTGACTTTTCCGGAGTCAGGAAACACAAAACCCCGCTTGCAGCCAACAAATGGGGGTTTTACTTTTATTCACTTAGTTTTTGTCAGTTCTCAGGATTTCGTGTTATCCGTCCGTGTGAGCAAACCGCATTTTTCAGCAAAATATTCTGCTTATCTGTCAATTCCCCAGCACGCCAGCGCACTCTCCTGGTCGCGACGGGATACCTGACCGTAACAGTTATTTGAGCGAATACGGCAGTCTCTGCCACCGTCCTTAATCCACCAGCGAATCGCCTCACACGCTCCCCTGCGATCACCTGCATTAATTCGTCTGTAAAACGTCGACGGGAAACATTTACCGGGACCAATGTTGTACGGACAGAATGACGCGATCCCCGCTTTCTGGGGTTCGGTCAGTGGCACTTTGATGTTTTTCTCCACCCATGCCAGCGCCTTATCACGTTCAATGGCGTTAACCTGGTCGCATTTCTCCTTCGACAACTTCATGCCCGGGACGACAGGTTTACTATCCACCAGAATGGCACCGCGACAGATGGTCCAGATACCCGCGCCATCACGGTATGCCGTGGTGTGGTTACCTTCCTTTTCATCCAGAAACTGGTCGAGGATTTCAGGCGCAGGCGCACCTGCGGCAATCAGCGCCAGAACGGCAGCCGACAGGCCGTATCTGATTTTTGCGTTCATGGATATTTATCAGGATTTATCGATTTCAAATCCCTGGATATGTTAAGTCTTCAGGCCAGCGGTGGAGTCTTCAGAGAACCAGTAATTATTCCCGGTAGTTTTCCTCTGTAGGTTATCAACACATCCTGCGCCTCTAAAATTACGGGGCGCTTTTCCGGCAACGGACCATCCCCTTCACATAACCCGGCAGCAACATCCATGAAAAACTGCTTCGCCTGCTTTTTCGCCTCAGCTTCGTAAAACTCCAGCGTGGCACCTTCAGTACGGTCAAGACTAATCGCCACATATGGCAACAACAGTGACGGATACCCACCAATTTCCAGTGCCACAGTAACAGTAATCTTATCCGGGTAATTATTTATCCCTTTAACAACCAGTTCGTATTTTTTATTCATCACTTTACTCTCCCCGCGCCGCCTTACGCCGGTCCTCTCTGATTTTGAAATACAGGTTAGTCAGATACGTCAGCAGGCCAAACAGCAGACTCCCCAGCACACCTATCGCCACCCACTGGGACGGAGAGACTTTGTCCAGCAGCTGCAGTAACCAGTATCCCGTCCCCACCGCTGACGTGGTGTATGACACACCCGTTGTGATTTTTTCCATCTGGTACATACCCCGTCTCCCGTTATCCGGAAGCTGACAACAATAAAAAAGCCACCAGTTAACTACTGATGGCTCTGATAACTCATGCAGGCGTCTCAGACGACCCACTGACACTACCGGTGAGTTTAACGATACCTTCCATTTGACTGGCTCACTTTTTATGATGATGCCGGTGCATTTATCTCCAGCACCAGACTTTCTATCTCAACGCCATACGCTGCATTTTT